TTTTAACAAATAATACAACATTTTGGTTGTTGCCTCATTTTGAACATTTCATTCCATTCCGATATTGTATAATTATTGCTCATACTTAGATTACATCTTGCGCAGATAGGAAATAAATTATCAAGATTTAATGTCCCACCTTTAGATTCCGGTTTATCATGACCAACATGGAAATCAAAAACATTAATAAAATTATCACACCAAGTAACATGGCATCTCGCTTTAAAATTATCACCATTGTATCTCATCCAGCACTGTTCCCGAACAGCCTTAGGTATAGCTTTCTTTTTATACTTTTTATTATTTTTATTATTTTTATTATTTTTATTATTTTTATTATTTTTATTCTTTTTATTTTTTCGATTAATTCTGGTCATTATAGTATATAAAAAAATAGTAAAATATATTTAAATGTTTTTATAATATTATAAACCATAAATAGGTAACAAGTGACACATTTCAGTTGTATTTATAGCGGCATTGCCAAAATAATATTTTATAAATTGCTTTGTTTTTGATTTCTTTAATGAACATATTATATCTTTATATAAACCTATGAGTAATTCAGTTTCTATATCACCATTATATGTAACGCAAATTAAATGATTTTCTATCAAATATTGAAAGCCACCCTCAATTAAACAATACTCAAAATTATATTCACCTATACCATATCCTCTATTAATAACGAGCAATGGTCTATCTATACCGTCTTTATTTATATAATTTTTTTTGACTGGATTCTTATAATCGACAATAGTTAATGTATTATTTTTTATATCAGAACTATAAATCAATCGTGTTTTACTTTTATCATCGGTCAATATAGCTTTACATTGATTCCATACAACTTTACCGACAGATACCATGAACCCTAATTCATACAATGTTTTTGATTCGTTATATAAACAATTTAATTTTTTAATATTTATGGGTGTACCGAATATTGTATAATCTTTTTTATTTAATATGAATTTTTTATTTGTAGATGTATGTTTATTTTGAATAATTAGGCAAATCGTATCTTGCTGCGTATCTATATACCTTTCATTACATTCAAAGATTTTAATAATTTTATATTTACTATTAATAATTTGGCGTGTTTTGTTGTAATATAAACAGTTAAGAAAGCTTTTTGGTAAAACGAAAGCCAATATACCGTTCACCGAAAGCATCGCCAATGCTTTAATAATAAACAAAATAAATATATTGGGTCTACCATCGAAATATTCATAATACTTTTTATCAACTTCATTTTTTTTCATCACGAAATAAGGCGGATTCCCAATAATTAAATCAAACTTTTTATCGGTTTGATAATTCAAGTAATCGCAATTTAAAATATCAATACAATCATTTGATAAATGTGTTATACTATTAAATATAGTTTCGTTTAATTCAACGGCTGTTGTTTTAATATCTGGATATTGTTTTTGTAATTCTAATACAAATTCACAGGAGCCACATGAAGGTTCTAGAACTTCTTTACACTTATTCATATAAGGTTTTACATATTTTAATATATTTTTAACGGTTAAAGGAGGTGTGAAAAATATACCATCCTTCTTTTTTATATTTTTTTCCAATGTTTTGGTTAGTGTTTTTGATAGTTCACTGAACATATGTTATGAAATAGTATTATTTTTTTTAAATAATTATATTTCAATTTATATATAGATGCGAAAAGTTGTTGTTTTTGATATGGATGAAACATTAGGACATTTCGTTCAATTATCTCAATTTGATTACCATTTAACAAACATGTATAATAAAAAAATATCAAGAAATCATTTCTTTAAATTAATGGATATGTTTCCAAAAATATTAAGACCTAGTATCATAAATATTATGAATTCAATAAAAAAACTAAAGAGTAAAGATAAAAACATAAGAGTTTTTATTTATACAAACAATACTGGTTGTAAACAATGGGTTTATAGAATAAAATCTTATATTGAGAAAAAAATTAATAATAAAATATTCGATAGAGTTATTTGTGGATGGAAACATGATGGTATTATAATAGAACCAAAGAGAACTGGATATCGTAAAACATATACTGATCTATTAAGATGTGGTCATTTATCAAAAAAAGATAAAATTTTATTTTTGGATGATAAATATCATGAATTTATGATACATAAAAATGTGAGTTATTTATATTTGGAACCGTATAGATATAATATACAATGTGAAGAATTCAAAAATAAGTATTTAAACAAATTTAAATTAAAAACCCGCGAAAAGGAGTATTTCGAAAAAAATATAAATGTATGTTCGAGTCGCTACGATAGTTCAAATCAAATATTATTTAAAAAAAAGAGTAAAATAATTAAAGGGGAAATACATAATTTTTTGAAATCTAAAAAAACTTTAAAAAATATTAAGAAAAATAATAAGACACGTAAAATTTAAGCGGCGTCATTAATGATTTTAATATTTTTTTCACTAATAACTTCATCATCAGAAGTATTATTTACAGTAGCATTTTCACTCATTTTTTCATTGTAGATATTTAATGTTCTCGCGCTAGCATCGGTGGCATCTACGAAATTTGGCATCCAAAAATAAGGAATAATATCACCCATATCTTCAAATTGGGATTCAAACACCATACGATAATGTAATTGTTCTAATGTTTGTGGTGTGTTTTTTTTATAATATATTTGCTGGCGTTTTAAAACATTCGGCGAGTGTTCAAAAATTTTGTTTTTGATATGGTCTTGTAGAACTTCGAACCACGAATTTTTACTTGAACTAACACCATCGCTGAAAGCCTCTTTTGTCCTCCATAAAATTTCTTTTGGTAAAAGGTCGCCATCATCAAAAGCTTTACGGAGTAAATATTTTTCACATTTATCTAAGAAGGCGTGGTTTCTTAGATTAGGGTTAATACTCATATATGATTGAACAAATTGTCTATCTAAGAAAGGAGTCCTAGCTTCCAATCCATGCGATGAAATGGAGCGGTCTGAACGAAGAACATCAAAAAAATGTATTTGATTTAACAATTTTCTACATTCTTTATCAAAGTCAATACTATCGGGCGAATAATGGAAATATAAATACCCACCACATACTTCATCGGACCCATCACCATTAAAAACAACCTTACAATCACTCTGTTCTTTTATATACTTTGATATCAACCAGTTACCAATACTAGCTCGCACCGTTGTTGTATCATAACTTTCAATATCATATATAACGGATTCTATACACGAAAGCATGTCTTCTTCAGACACAATAATTTCATGGTGTTCTGAACCAATATGGTCTGCCACGATTTTAGCATATTTCAAATCTTCAGAACCTTCCATTCCAATACTCCAAGTAGATATCTTTTTCCCGGGTGTTAGTTTATTAACGAGAGCCGCGATTAAACTGCTATCCAAACCACCGGATAGCAAACAAGCGATGTCTCTTTCAGTATTTTTAACACGTTTTTCAACAGCACTTGTTAACGATTTTTTAATTAGAGAACAAGCGTTGGTAATATCATTGTTTTTCATAAGTGTATTAAAATGATTCGGAAAAGATGTAATTTTAGAAAATGGTATATTTTCCGAATAAGCATAGACAATGTTTTGTTTTACATCAAATTTAGAATATGTCCCCGGGGTGAATTGTTTAATATTATCACTATTATCGAAACCTATGAGTTGTTTTAACTCTGATGCGAATGCGAACGTGGTTGATGCATTACCGGTAACTTCATTAAATCCTGTGAAACTTTTAATAAAAAGCGGCCTAACACCATATGTATCTCTGGCAACATATATTAATTTAGAGTTTTCATCATACAATACAAAGGCGAAAACACCGTCAATCATTTGAAGTGTCTGTTCAATACCGTATTTTAAATAAAGATAAATGATTACTTCGCAATCGGAATTGCTTCTACCAGTGATACCCATCGTGCTATATAATTCCTTCCAATTATATATTTCACCGTTACATATCAAATGGATACCGTTTATATTAAACGGTTGTTCTGCATTCGCCTCCTTATAACCATTAATGGCTAATCGGTGGAAACCGAACCAAATATTTTCATTATTTATGTGGATAAGATTAGAGCTTTCTGGTCCTCTTTTCTCTCCCTTTTTAAAATTATACTCGATTTTGTCAAGAGCATATCGGTTATTTAAAATAGAAAATATTCCACACATAGTAATTAATATTATAATTTTCTATTTAAATATATTTCATAAAAAAAATATATAATCATATTATATCAATGGGTACAAATATACAAGATGTTTATATATGTCAACAAGAAAGAACAACCGAATTAAGTAGAAGAAACTATCAAAGAAATTTAGCAACATCACAAATGACGCCAAAATATTTTTCGAGAGCTGTTAGTAATAGACGAGTTGTTATGCCAATGACAGATATTAGGAAGAAAAACAACGTGGTAAAAGGTAAATTTGATAAATATGTTATGGAGGAAGATTTTAATCCTGGTAAAGGAGGACCATATCAAGCATATAGCGATAATGTTGATAAAGAATCAGCATTATTTAATAGATTTACCACCCTTCAAAAATGTCCACAAAATTCTTTTATACCAAGTACAACCAGCGACTTGTATAATTTGATGGGACCATCGCCGAATGTAGCAAATACACAATTTTCTTTATTACAACATGTTGATACACATCCGAAATTTAATCCAGATAGTTGTGGAACAGAAACCGAACTATTCTTTAACCATACAAGACAACAAATGAAAAATATCAAAATTTAAATTTTATATTTAGAGTTTATTTAATAAATATAAAATGATTTAATAATTATAATGGATATATCAAGAAATCAAATAGATCTAATGTTTCTCTCAAATAGATTAAAAATGGTAAAGGTAAATCATATTAAGGAGAATAGAACAATTTTAAAAAAAGAAAAAGATAAATACAAAAAAAAAATATTACAATTGGTAAATAGTTTTATGGATGATGATTGTACTTATGATAATGCGATTAAAAATGAATTAAAAATGATTTTTGATGATTTTTTATTAAAAACAATATCATATTATAAATTCCAAAATAAAGAAAGAAAAGTACAGTCCCAATATGGTAAAGAAAAAGAAAAAAAGTTTAAGAAATGTAATAAACTTGATTTAAATGAAATCGATATAACGATAATGAAAAAACCTAAAAAATCTAAAAATAAAAATCTGGATACATTTATTAAAAAAAAGAAAAATAAGAATAAAAAGAAAAAAACGATAATGCCAAAAAAAATAGATTATGAATCATAAATAATAATTTATAAAAAATATAAAATATAGATATTTTTATATGGTGATTCGTAGAACGCGTAAAAGAAAATCAATAAAAATAAAAAGAAAAACAAAAAAAATCCTAGTAAAAAGAGGTGGCAATAAGCATAAAAATAAGCATAAAAATAAGAATAAAAATAAGAATAAAAATAAGAATAAAAATAAGAATAAAAATAAGAATAAAAATAAAAAAGCCACAAAAGAATATACTCTAAAAAACATTAGTAAAGATAAATGTGCTCCGAAGAAAAAGGGGGAAGACTTGGATTTTTCATGTTATACACCGCAAATACTTTTGAAAATGCGAGATATTTGGAATATTAAGCATCCTGATTCTAAGATAATTACAAATGATGTAAAAGAAATCTGGGAAACATTAGCAATTTACATGAAAAGTACATGTGGAAAAGAATCATGCTGGATAAAAAATAAATTATTTAAGGGTGACTTAGAAAATAACGATTTACAAAATATTTTCTCTCCAAACCAGCCTAAGGAATGGAAAAAAAATCCTCAAGAATGGTTATCGAGTATCGAAATATTACAATTTATGAAACAATACGAAAACGCATATCATTGTTTCGAATTTTTAGGACCAAGTCCAATAGACTACGATGCCCATATTTCACATGGAGAATGCGTATGGGAAGATTTATGTGAGTTTGATTTAAAAAAAACAATTGAACGAGGGAAAAAGAAAATAGGTATTATATTTAACCTAGATGAACATAATAGGGGTGGTTCACATTGGGTGGCCATGTTTGTAAATTGTAATTTAGGAGAAATATATTACTTTGATAGTTATGGCGATCCAGCACCCAAACAACTAAGAAAATTGGGTTGGGAAATACAAAAACAGTCGGGGAAATTTGGAAAGAGATATAAATATATAAGTAATAAGATTCGTCACCAGTATAGTGAAAGTGAATGTGGTATGTATTGTTTATATTTTATTGTTGAACTTTTGAAAGATAGACCTTTCGATTTTTTTAATAAAAGAATATTAGATAAAAAAGTTATACGTTTAAGGAATAAATATTTCAATAAAAATTAATAATATCGTAATATTTTATAAAATGTTTAAAATATCTAGAAGATACATATTCTTTGGTTTATTTTTATTATCCAAAGCAATGTTATTTTTATTTTTAGAATATTCTTATTTATTTAAAAAAAAACAAAAAACAATTAAGGTGAAAACTAAGTTTAAAAGTTCGGGAGCATTTAGCGATAAAAATATAATAATGGATACCGATAACGAAGAGTTTGATTTGGATAATAAATTTTTTACAGACAGTGATGTAAACAGATTATGGAGAGAATTATCCGATGGACAAACAATATCCATAGAATATCATGGCTTCAAAATTCCATTTATCAACAATCATTTAAAAATAATAACTATATCGTAAAATTTATATAAATATTAAATTATTATTTATATATTAATCAATGTCTGTCATAGCCGATAGTAATAAGCATATGTTATGGGATGTTTTAAAGGGTTTGGTATCAGAAAATGAATTACAGGTTACTGATGTTGCGGGATTTAAAGAATTTTTTGAAAATAAATGTAAGTATTACCATTCTAAAAGATTTGATTACGATGGTTTAAGCGAAGTAAATAAACAAATCATTTCTGAAAGTTTTAAATTTTTGAAATCAGCATCAAATGATAACAAGCTATTAATGTTTAGAGATTATGAACAATTTGGAAATAAAAAGGTGGTAAAAACAATGTCTATAGGGAAACGTTATAAAGAACATGAGAAAAATTTTAAGAAAATGATAAATAAATCTACACCCGACGATATTGATTTTACAGAACAAGCGGACGCTCCCATAATGGACATGGGTAATATGTTATCGATGACAATGGAAAAACGTGAATCAGAATTAAATAATATTACACAGCAATATGAACAGGGTGACTCATTAAAATGGTTAAATTCGGGTGGAGTCCCAAAACTAAAAATATATAATGACGAACCCGAATATACGGATAGTGTCAAAAATAATGTTGAAATGGTTCTTAATGAAAAAAATAAAAAACCGGTTAAAAAGGTAAAGTTTAAAAGTAGTTTAAAGCAAAAAATTCTAAAAAATAGCCCGGAAAGCAATGTTACAGTTATAAATACAGATTCAATGAGAGAAAAACAAATGAACGAATTTTTTAAACAAAAGAATGAATCGCTAAACGGAAATAAAACAAAAGAAGGAGATATGTATTTAAGTAAACGAGACATAATAAATGAGATAGAAAAAAGAGAAAAAGGTGAAAATGAAACAAAAAAGGAAAGTATTAATCTAAGCTCTGTATTCAGTAGCATGAAGGTAAAAAGCAAAGACAGCGATATAATTGCGGCAAGACAACAGACAGATGTTATTGATTTAAATCAAAGAGTAGATAAATTAGAACAGTATTTATCGGACATAATTATAAATCAGTTAAAAATAATGGATATGATATCAAACCAAGAAGTAAAAGACGATAACTGGAAGGGAAAAAATAATGAAATAGCAAGAGAGGTAGAATATGTTATAGAAGAAAGTAAAACCAATGATGTAGTTGATGATAATATTGTAAACGATAGTATTGTAGATGAGTCTATTTAATTTCTATCAAACCATCTTCCACCAACGATTTTAGCAATCATATTTTCTTTATACTGCGTGGTTTGGAGGTCATCCTCTTTTTGAGGCCAACATTTTGGAGTAGCTTGTCTGGCGCGAATTCTTTGTCTAAGATTGGCTGCTTTTAATTCCAGCGAACCACTTTCAGCCGTTGTGGAAGGTGTATTTCTTTTTCCGTTTATATCGGGATTACGTGCTTTTTTATTGTACTCTATCTTCCATTCAATTAGCTGTTGTTTTTGTTCAGGATAATTTGACCAATATTTTTTTACAACATCACATTCAGTAGCCAATTCAAATTCTACAGTTTTACTTTCTGTTATCTGAGTTTTGGGTATTACAGTTTTCTTCTCAACACCGTCTATTAAATCGAAGAAATCTTTAACTGTTTCAACAGGAGTTTTAAAGAATTCTCTACCATTATTAATACGCTCCGAATATTTTGAAAGTAAATTGTGTAATGAAGTTTCTTTCTCCACAGGGTTAATTACCATTTTTTCTAGAGCAACAATAAAAGGGACTGGGACACCCGTAGTAAATAACTCACTAGCGCGAATACTGGGTAATCTTTTTTGAGATTTAGTCATTCCAACTTTGACTAACCCGGGCATACATGGGTTAGTTAAACAATAAATCCAGCCAATATTTTGACTTGGACTATTTATTTCACACATGAAGTACTATTTTAAATATTTTAAAAACTTAAATATTTAAAATCAATTTTTATATTTTTTAATCACGGTCTTACCTTTTTTGGTAGGATGGGGTTCAAGTTTACCTATTTTCCTTTTAATATTAGACGCCTTATAGTCCTCCCAATCATATATAAAACCTGTTTTGGTTTTTTTATATGATGCGTCAACCATAACTTTACCCATTCCGGGAATATTCATTTCTATTTCACCCTTACTCTCTACTTTACGAACATTAATTTGTCGTGCGTCATCCTTTTCATCTTTACCATAAGAAGGTTTGTATATGAATTTATCTGATTTAGCAGATGTAACGGAAAAACATTGAGCATATTCAGGACTTCCGGGTTTGTTATGTATTTTACAATCAATTGAAGTAGATTTAATAGCAAACAAAATTTCCTCGTTAATACTTTCTTTAATACCTGAAATTTCATCAAGGGCTTGGTCACTGGTCAATACTGTTTTCTTATCTATTTTGCTAACATCCTTAAGACGCATTTCAGTAGATATCATGGGGTCTTTATCTTTTGGGTCAGATGATTTTGGATCTCCATAAATTTGCTTATCGCTAAGTACGGCTAAGTATTTAAAAACCTTGACATTTCTATCCCGTTCTGGTAAATCTTCATGACTACAAATTCTAACAGCGCGACCAATTACCTGTTGTTTTCTAACAGGATGCCAGTAAGGCTCGATTAAATGAACATATCTCGTATTTTTTAAAGTGATTCCCTCGGCACCAGCACTGGTAATCATAAAACATTTTGCTATTTCACCATAATAGTTATTACTATGTATTGTATTGAGTTGAACTTTAATAAAAGGATTAAGTTTATCCCACTGGCTATTGAAAATTAAACGAGTTATGTCTTTTACTTCGACAGTTTCAGTTCCTGTAAACAGGGCAAAAGAATCATTAGCTCTAACTTCTTCTAAATTTGTAATGACGTATTCATTAATGGGTATTTCGGGATAAATCGCTTTATTTGAAGATGTTTTATTTTTGCCAATTTTAAGCTGAACAAAGCCGTTTGCTTCCAAAACAAGTTTTAAAATACCAATACCTTCAATAGTTCTGAAATTAGAATATATTAAATGTGTACCTCTATTTTCAACATCATTGATGATATCAATTACTTTATGAAATTTTGGAGACAATTGTTGTAACCCGTCACCGCTTAAATATGTTTCACCATTTGTGGCTAACTTTTGTAAAGCAAATTGTATGCGTTCTAAATAAAGAGCCGCTTTACTAGCTCTATCTGGTTGTTTTGAATCATCAGCATCTATTAATTTAACGTCACTTTCAATGCCACCCTCATTGAAAAAATGAACAGCGTCTTTATTAAAATCTTTTACTTTAAAAGTATTTTTTTTACTTTCTCCACCCCCGGTATCCAATAGTTCTACTTCAACTGCTCCTGTTTCACCTGCTCCCGCGCCCGCATCTCCTCCCGCTTCACCAGTATCTTCCAATATTTTATCGTTTGGCATAGGTCTTCTTATCTCAGATGGAAAAACAAAATTACAAAAGGCTCTTGAAAATATACGATAAGTGGATGTTGATTCCGAGTAAAGATTTGCCACTTTATTTCCTTTTAAATTAACAGCGTTTCTTTTCTCTTCTTTTCTTTCGGCGACCCTTGCCTTTTCATAAATACCTAATTGATAAGAACTCATTTCAACTCTAATCTCAACAACGTCTTCTATTTTATCGAATTTTGGTAATAGTTTTTCATCCGCACTTTTAAAATATGATGTTAATCCTAGAATTCTTTTTTGGAGCATAACTGTGTTTTTCAACTTATTTGTTTTTTGATTGATAAATAAATTAGTGAAGTTATCTATGTTATCTGGTAAGCATTTGAATTTTTCGGGTCGTTTAATCGGAGTTTCCACTTTAATCTTAAATCTACTAAGAGATTTAATGATTTTTTTTAAAAAATCAATATCACTGCTTTCTTTTTTAACTTCAACGCCAATATATTCCTTATCTCTATATTTATTTGTAAAATTGAATGGATTTTTTGTAATGGTAAGAGTATTGGTAGAGGGTTTAAAATCAATGTAATCTATGTTGTTACCCTTTAACATTTTTTTAATAACAGGTAAGTTTAATTTTTTAATGCGAGATTTAGAATTTCTTTGTAATTTAAGAGTATACGTTTTAATATAACCGCGCAACATATTAAAAAATACAGCAATTTCATTGGGATAATTAATAACAGGTGTACCCGTTAAAAATACAATTCTACAGTTGTCAGCATCCATTAAATAGTGATATAATTTCATTGAAATGGAGTCGGATGCGGCATTTTTCTTTCTCCCACCAACGGTACCATCTGTATTTATAACACCACCCTGATTTAATTTATTAACAATACGACTAACAAAATTATGAGCCTCGTCTATAATAACAACAGTATCATTGAAAAAGTTGCCACCCTTTGCTTCACCATCTCGTTCCATTTGTTCAAATCTTTCTTTACGTAATCCATTGTAATTGATAAAATGATATTTATTTCTGATCATAATATCTATTTGTTTTTCTATTTCTTTTTGTTCATCATTTGTTAAGTCATTTAAAAAATTAGATTCTTTCCTTACATCAATCAACCAAGCACCGTTTTTCTTCTCAACATAATCTTTTGGAATTCCCAAAAAATGAGACAAAGCTTCTATGATATGGACATTACCGTCTGCTTTAATAAAATCCCATCTCTGGTTTTTTTTAAAAATAAAATCGCCACAAAATTTTATTTCATTTATGTAATTTTGTTGTAGAGATGCAGGTGTCATAATAATAATTTTATTAAAGTCTTTCAAACCTTCTGCTATAGCAATCGAAGAACATGTTTTACCGGCACCCAATCCGAAATAAAGAAATAATCCACGGTACGGTGTATTAATATTAAGATAGTCTCTCACTAATTTCTGGTGAAGTAAAAGAGAGAATTTCCCACTTTTCTTAGTATCGTTTATATTTTTACATGAAACACTATCATCGTCTTTTTGTGATTCTATGCGATATGGTGCGAAAACAGTATTTATAAAATTTAAAAATGTTTCTCTATTGTTGAGATGGTATTGTGAAGATTTTAAATTAATATGCGACATTTTTTCAGGGAATCTTGATAATATAGGTTCACCATTAATCTCGACCAATTGTAATCTAGATGTATCTGTTTCAATTAAAACTTCGGGGTCAAATGAAGGAGCAACAACTGGTCTTGTTCTTTTACGTGTTTTTCTGGCGGTTTTACTTTCCCCATCGTTTACATCTTCTTTTTTTTCTTGCTCAAGATCTTTTTCTCTTTTTTCGATGATTTTTTCAAGTTCGTCAACCTTTCTTTGTAACTTATTACTGCCGTCTTTTTGCTGATTCTTTTTACTTTTAAAAACTCGTAAATTTTTCTGTCTAAGTTTTGCCATATAATTTTCAATATTAAATTCATCTGTACTTTTTGTTATGTTTATTTTTTTTGCGATACCTTTTTTACTACCAGCATCAGCACCAGCATCAGTACCAGCATCAGTACCAGCATCAGCACCAACATCAGCACCAGCACCAGCATCAGTACCAGCATCAGTACCAGCATCCACGCTTGGTTTCATCGTAGCTCGTTCAATTAATTTTTTGGTTGTTGTCTTAAATTTTTTTTGTTTTAAGGGTTCTTGTTTTTGTAATAATTTATATAATGATTCCATTATACTTTATAAAAATATAATATAAAAAAATATTATATTGTTTTATTTATAAATAATTTATGGAAAGAAAATATCCCAGATTAGGAAAAGGTGAAAGAATGAATAAAAAATGCAAAAGAAAAAGCAAAAGAAAAATTCTAACAATAAAAATACCAAGAAATAAAATAGTGTTCAAGGAAAATGTTGAATATAAAAAGGTATCACCTAAAATCTGCCATTCTATTAAAATTAATTAAATTGAATAAATTAATTTCTATTAAAAATCATAATAGAAAATGGTTCTTATTGAATTACTCACGAAAACACCTATACCAGAAGACGTTGTAAAAGAACATATAAATAAATATGTATCACTAAGAAGTTTAATTGACTCTTGTCGTGTAAATAAGTATTCTAATAATGAAATAAAAAAATTATATTTAAATAAAATAAAATTTTTACAAAAAACTTACAAAAAACATAGACTACGAGATGACCAGTTTGAATACCCGCGTCATTTACAATATGATATGGATAATTACCGACGTTATTTAAGATTTATAAAAAAACACTTGTTGTATAGGTATTATATTGCGAAGTATCCACATGAATATTTGAAAGAATATCCAGAAAATATTATATCAAAGGTACGTTCAAACGAAAGACGTATTTTATTAACACATTGGGTTGAAAATAATTTACCACGTGATTTTGAGTTAAGAACACGTCGAGATGTTCTGAAATTTTTCCGAGAAAATGATATTTCTACAATGGAAATAACATATGCTGGTTGGTGAGTTAGTTATTTGTTAAATTATGATAAGCCAACTTACAAGCGGTCTGTTCTGCTTTCTTTTTTATTTTATGTTTAGATTCACTTAAAAATACAATAAGTTTTACTTGTTCGCTTGTTTCACATTTATTGTCGTAGTATAATTTAATTTTTTGTATTTTCGTTGGATTAGTAATATCATTACTACTTACAAGCATATTCATAGCAATTTTATGTTCGGACATGAAATGGTCAATTGAAATAACTTTATTATGTATAATTTCATGAGACTGATAGTTAATAGCCAAATAAACACCCATATGGTATCCATGTTCTTCATCCCAGTCTGAAATTTCTTTATAAATAGGCGTTACTTTAAAATTTTGTTGAAGTTGGACCTGTAAAAGATTTTTATAATTATCGTTGGTATTGATAAGTTCTGTCCAGTTTACATGATTTTCAAAAATATTTTCTACGAAAATTTGAGCAATTTGAAACCCCGGACCAGTAACAAACACATTATCAAACCATTTATCATCATCGTGTATTGAAATTTTATTAAAATCTAGAAAAAGCGCACCCAAAAAAGCTTCAAACAAACATCCCAATTTCTTTAGATTTGTTCTTGTCTTTTTTTCTTCGGCATTTTTCGAAAGAACATAGTATTTATTCAATCCCATTTCATATGCCATTCTTCCAATTGTTTCATTTTTAACAAGAGCAATTTTCTTTGTAGTCATGAAACCTTCATTTTCCTTAGGAAATCTTCTATACAAATAGTATTTTGTAATACATTCCAGTACACCGTCGCCAAGAAATTCCAATCTTTCATTTGATTTTGTTTTAAGTGAGATACAATCGTTAGGCTGTTCAGCAATGGTTATATTATTTAAAAGATTTTCTTCCTTTGATTTTTTACAATAAGATTTATGGACAAATGATCTTTTATATAAATTCATATTGTGAACTTTATCTGGTACGCCATATTTCTTTAAAATATCGCATACAAAACGCATAGGTACTTCTTTATTAAGAGGATTAAAAGGATTAAATATCAATTCTTCTTCTGTTTCAATAACATCATCTAGTTTTTGTGTAGACATGATAATTAAATAAATAGAGATTTATTTAATTTGATTTTATATATTATTTAAACGGGTTTAGCGATTGGAACGTTATTTTCTTCTGGTATTTTTACATTATCATCATCATTCATATTATTATATTCAGTTTTCCAGAACTCGCCCCAATGAACACCAGATGCTTCCTTAATTTTTTTGGTAATTTCGTTCGCCTTTGATTTGATTGCTTCTGTAACGTCTTGTTTTATATTTGGCTTCTCGATTGTATCATTCGTATCTTCATTGTTAACATTTTGCTGCATTTCTTCAACATAATCTGGTGTGTGATATTTGTTATAACTGTAAGCTGCCATTATAAAACCAAAAAATCCAACACCCATAGCTGCGGCCATTTTTGGAGATACCTTTTCCATTATATTATTTATTCATAATAAAAGCTTTAATAACTTTTATTGTAAATATATTAAATCTTTATAACCTTTATTGTAAATATATTAAAGCTTTGATTTTATATAAGTTACCCGATGATAAAAATAGATTACAGAGAAAAAAACTTAATACCAATAATACAGTCCTTAAATTCTGATTACAAGTTTGATATTGAAATTAACGTGGAAAATTTACCCATTGGTGATATTATTATTTGTGATAAAAAGGGAGATGAAAAAATTATTATTGAAAGGAAAACATTGAATGATTTAGCAGCGTCATTAAGAGATGGTAGATATTCTGAACAAAGTTTTCGATTGGAAAACAGCAACGTTCATAATCATAATATTTATTTTATAGTTGAAGGTGATATTCATCGTTATTCTGGGAAATATAATAAAATACCAGCATCAACTTTACATGTTACAATGTTTTGTATACAATATTTTAAGGGATTTTGTTTACACAAAACACGAGACGTGGTTGAAACTGCTGAGTTTATATTACGAGCGGCAAATAAACTTTTAAAAGATAAAAGAAGAGATAATTATTTTAAAAATAGAGGCGAAGAACAAAAAGTGAATGATAAACAAAATCAAAAATCTTATACAGACGTTGTTCATAAAGTAAAGAAAAATAATATAAGACCTGACAATGTGGGCGAAATTATTTTAAGTCAGATACCCGGTATAAGCAGTAAAACATCAAAAATAGTGATGAATAAGTTTAATTCGCTTTATCATTTATTAGAAAGTATAAAAAAAGATAAACATTGTTTAGATAATTTAGAATTTACTACAAAAAGTGGAGGAAAAAGGCGCATTTCACAAACAACGGTTAAAAATATAATTAAATACCTACTATATCAAAAAGAGGAAACAATCATAAAAATAGAATAAAATATATGAATTATATATATATAATGTTTATTAATAAAAAAAAGTTGGGAAGTAATTTATTATTCTACCTATTGAGTATAGCTTTATTATTTATATTTATAAGAGTTTTACTTAAAAGATTTAATATTTCACCAACAATAAGAGAAGGACTTATTGAATCACAGGATATATGTGAAATAAGTAAACAAAGGCGATTTACAGCTCGAAATGATTTCGATGATGGTAAAACAACCGCCGACAACTTATTTAAACCGGCTAGTGATTTGGTTATGGAACATTTGGACCATGCTGTTAAGTTTAAAAATAAAAATAGTAGTAAAGATATGGAACATGTTTCAGAATTAAAAAAATCAGCATACAATAAAATAAAAAATACAATCCAAAAAGGATACGAAAGTATTAAAGATGATTGTTCTGATAAAAATGAATTATATAAAAAACGAAATGCTGAATTTAAAAAAATGCTTTTTTCAGGAGAATTTAAAGATAAACAAAAAAAATATAAGAAGGAACTTAAGTCTTGGGAAGATGCGTTTGATAAAAAATTTAATGTCGTAGCAAATAAAAACGTACGTAAACAATTTAAAGGGTGGAATTCTTATATATTTTTATCAGGATTACCACAAAAATTCAATAAAGATACTTGTAGAATGTTGATAGAGGACCCAGATACAATTAAAGGAAATGTATCGGCCAAGCAAAAAATGAAAAAATTTATTGAACAGTCATTTGAAAACAGACATACGTTGTTTAATAATATTAAAGACCACAGGTATTTTAAAGACGTAGACGAAGATTATAAAAGACATCAAGAACAAGAAAAAGCAAAGAAAAAAACAAAAAGTAAAAAGTAAAAATAAATGGAAAAACAAAAAGTAAAAAGTAAATGGAAAAAGTAAAAGTAAATGGAAAAATACAAAATATAAAAAATATAATAACTTAAAAGAAAGATAATAAAAAATGTTATAATGGATAATCAAACAACACAAACACAACCCGAACAGAAGCAAGTACCTCTCTCCCAAATTGAAATTAAGGATGAGAATATTGCGCTAAACGTAATGGTTGCTATGCTTAATATGGCACAGAGACGTGGTGCTTTTAGTATGGAGGAGTCAGCAAAGACGTGGGAATGTATTAAACGATTCCAACGCCAAGCATCACCAGAATCATCAGCTGCAGTGGTAAGCCAGGAACCCGAGAACGAGGTTGTTTCTGAAATGTCTGCTTAATTTTGTTATGTATTATTTATGAGAATACTTAACAAAAATAACATATGAAATAAAACATTTAAGTTTTATTTAGTATTTTTTGCTCTTTAAAAGGGTCATTTAAATTTCTGGTTCTTCCAGTAAAATCGCCGCGCTTTATAGAGGCTTGTGTTGCTGCGTCACCTTTCCACCATTTACTCATCGGATTTGTATCCATATCCATTTTATCTAAAATTGTTTTAATACCGACATTTTGATCTTCCGGGTCCATACCATTATGATTACCCTGGTTAAAAGGTTTTTTATCCCTAGAAGCATCAACTAAAGGATTTACATCTTCATCATCACCAAACATATCAGAAGTTGGTATATTTGAATTGGTAACATTGTAATTTTTTGAAATATTACTAGGTAGCCCACTTTTAGCATCCATGGGGTTAGTCATTAAACGATAACCTTTATTATTCTGTGAATCATATGTTTCTTGATAATAAAGAATTGGACATTTAATATTTAAATATTTTTGATATTCGACAAATTGCGCGTAATCTTCTAAATTCTCAAATTTTATTGGATTTACACCAGGTATTAATGCTTTTTTAGTATTTACTAAATGTAATTCTTTACCCTTTTTAATAAGTAGATTAGGACATTTGTCATTAAATGAAAATCCCTCAACCAAATCATTATGCTTGTATGTTAGAGTAAATAATAAACCAATAACGAACATGAAAATTATAGCTAAAATTTTAACAGATATTATTTTCATTTATATATATATATAGATATGGAAATAATAAATGCGAATAGTCGAAATATGAATATGTTAAATAACTTATTAAGCGAACGAAGGGCCATTATATTCTTTGTAGCCCCATGGTGTGGACATTGTAAACAATTGGAACCGACTATAGATAGTTTAATGGGTAGATTTAAAAATTATAAAAGTCCGGGTGTAATTGCGCGCGTTGAAGAAAGTGAAATACCTAAGTTTAAATATGATAATGAAATTCGCGGATATCCAACCATTCGTGTTATGTCAAATGGCAAAACTATTAAAGATTATGAAGGACCTCGTGATGAAAAATCAATAGCCGAGATGTTTTTAAAATATTTTAACAAAGCTGACAATGTGGCTACCACGAGGCACAATGGGAGACATTTGATAAGACGTATGGACTCAAAAAAAAAAATACTAAAAAAAACCAAAAAGAAAAGAAAAAAGAAAGATAAAAACAAAGATAAAAACAAAGATAAAAAGAAAAAGAAAGGAAAAAAGAAAAAAGTATCGCGTCGGCAAAGCAGAAAGAGACAACAAAAAAAACGTAAAATGAAGGAAAGAAAAAGCAGAAGTAAAACAGTAAAACAAACGTAGAAACAAAAGTAAATAAAAATTATATAAATAATAAATAAGTTATTTATATAATATGCCAGATTTCAATCCATTTTCAGATGAAGGCCAATTGTGGGTAGAAACACATGAAGTAGAAGACCAGTATAATTCTTTAGAAAATTTAGGTAATGGTTTTACCCGTATTCACAGTTCAGAAAATGTTAAGATACAAAAAAATCCCATATATTTATCTAAACAAAAAGAAAAATCAAGAAAAAAATTAGCAAATAAAGGATTACATTTGTTCAATTCTGGATTTTAAAATATGCTGGATAGGTGTTTCAGGTACCCAATTTTCCCACTTAATGTGGACATTATTTATACATTGGCATAATGCGCATTGACATTCACTTTCGGTAAACTCGTCAACAATGACATTTTCATCATCATCATCAAAAATAATATCCTCTTCGTCACTATCGTTATAATAAAGTTCTTCGACTATATCTTCTATTTTTTCTTGTAAGTTCTCTCGTTTTGTAAAAATAAAGACTTCCAACATTAAACAACGTTTTAAATCTTCTTTTGTGATTTGATTTCTATCCGCATGTTTAATGTATACAGAAGCATTTAATAACGCATTTTCAGAGAAGTGTACAAGGGTGGAAGCGAGTTGCTGCTGCTTTTGTTCGTCATCACCATTTTCTAAATTATCAAAGCCGGAACGCATAAAAGAATAATCGCTTTGGTCCATAATATATATAATATGGTGTATTATTTAACTATTTTATTTTATTTTTAATCTTAGTATTTGAATTAAAAATAAAATTGAAAAAATAAATTAGATGTAAAATATTAATAATTAACTATACCTAATATGTCCGATGACGAAGACAAAATATATGTAAAGCTATTTGATTTTAGAATATACAATGCTGATTTATCGGAAGATAGCGAGGATAGTCAAGGTAAAAAGGGGAAAGACAAAAATGAAACGGTCATACAAATGTTTGGTATGAATGAAGAAGGAAAAACATTTTCAATTAATATTCAGGAGTTTCAACCGTTCTTCTATGTTAAAACGCCTGTAAATTGGTCAACGGGACATGTTAAAGCATTTGAAAGAAATCTAAGAAACGCAGTCGGTTATTATTATGGCGATTCAATTATCAAATGTAAAATAGTCAGGAGAAAAAAATTATATGGTTTTGATGATCACAGAGAGCATACTTTTATTAAAATTGTAATGAAAAATACAAATACGTTTAGTAAAGTACGTAGATTATGGTATACACAAGATAAAGATTTTAGAAAGCGAACATTAAGACCGGGTGGATATCAAAAAACAATATTATATGAAGCAAAATTACCACCACTTTTGAGATTCTTTCATATTAAGGATATATCACCATCAGGTTGGATATCTTTCCCAGAATCTAGTGTTAATTATGAAAGTAGCGAAACATGTTGTGATTATGAGTATTGGATTGATTATAAAGATATTCAGTCCGAACGTCAAAAAGAGACGGCTATACCTTTAAAGATATGTAGTTTTGATATTGAAGCATCATCGAGTCATGGTGATTTCCCGTTAGCAAAGAAAACATATTTGAAATTGTGTCGCCAGATAGTAAATTATTGGACGACACATGCGAATGAAATTCGTGAAATGAAACCTCAAGATAAAGATGTTCTTTTTAAAGAATTAGTATATACAGCGTTTGGTTATGCGGATAAAGAAGGAATAAGTAAAATATATTTAAAAAAAGAAAAACCAAAAATGTTTATGTTGGAACATTTCATGGAAAATATTATTAAAAATAAGTTATGGTATTATTTAAAAAAGCGGAAGGAAAATGAAAACCAAGAAACAATTGAAGATATACAAAAACGTCAATTGGAAGAAATGGAAATGGAAGAAGAAGAAAGTTTTTTTGGAAAGAAGAAAAAGAAGAAGAAATTATATTTTAAACAAAAAGATTTTTATCAAAATAACATTATTTATCTTTTAATTAGTAAACAAGAACCATCATTAATTGCTGATATGATGGAAGAAATTTTTAAACTAGAACACTTTCCAGAGGTAGAAGGTGATACAGTTACATTTATTGGTTCAACTTTCATGCGATTAGGTGAAAATGACCAATACTTAAATAATATGATAGTGTTGAATTCTTGTAGCGAATGTCCCGATGTACCAAATTGTGAAATAGAAACATATAATACAGAAAAAGAGGTTCTATTGGCGTGGACAAAAATGATTCAAAGAGAAGATCCAGATATAGTGATAGGATATAACATTTTTGGTTTTGATTATAAGTTTATGATTGAGAGGGCTGAAGAGTTGAAATGTAAAGCAAAGTTTTTGGAATTGGGTCGTATTTTGGGAGAAGAATCGCGTGTTATAGATTCGTCCATTAAAATCGCAAGTGGTACACATGATTTAAAGTATATTAAGATGGAAGGAAGAATACAAATAGATTTATACAATCATTTCAGAAGAGAAGTAAATTTACCATCTTATAAATTAGATAATGTAGCATCACATTTTATTGGCGATATGAATAAAAAATTTGAAAAAATGGATAACGGTGGCACTAAAATATGGAGCAAGAATTTGATGGGTTTAAAGAGTGGTCATTACATTAAGTTTGAAATATTGGGTCATTCCAGTGATATGTATGCAGGGGGGAAAAAGTTTATAGTCTCCAATGTGGATGCGACCAATGGAACATTTACAGTAAATAGCGATATCGCGGATGAGTTGTCTAATGTAAAATCGCGTTGGTGTTTGGCGAAGGATGATGTGACTCCCCAAGATATTTTTAGATTAACCAATGAAGGACCAGATGAAAGAGCTATTATTGCGAAATATTGTTTTCAGGATTGTAACTTAGTTCATAATCTTATGAAGAAAAATGATATTTTCACAGGGATGTCAGAGATTGCTGGCATTTGTTATGTACCTATCGAATTTATTGTAATGAGGGGACAGGGTATCAAACTTCTTAGTTTCATAGCAAAAAAATGCTCAGAGAAGAAAACATTAATGCCTGTATTAGATGTCGTGAAAGATGATATGAGTTATGAAGGAGCTATATGTTTAAAACCTTATTGTGGATTATATATTGATAATCCTGTCGCTGTTGTAGATTATGCTTCACTATATCCCAGTTCTATGATTAGTGAAAATATTTCACACGATAGTAAAGTTTGGACAAAAGAATATGATTTAGATGGTAATATTGAGTTTGACGAGGAAACAAACCAAGAAAAAATAACGGGAGTAAAAGATGCTGCTGGGAAATTTAAATATGATGAGTTACCAGGATATCGCTATGTTGATATTACATATGATAGATATGTGTGGAGAAGAAAAGGAGCTGGGAAGGCACAGGAAAAAATTAAAGTGGGAACAAAAACATGCCGTTTTGCGCAGTTTCCAGATAACAAAAAGGCTATTATGCCTTCTGTTTTACACGAACTGTTGGCAGGGAGAAAGGCAACAAGGAAATTTATTAAATATAAAACAATCACTATGAAAACAGGTGAAGAGTATAGTGGGTTATATAGTATTAAGGATGGTAAAGGAAAAATAATCGGAGAAAAAGAAACATGGACTATAAATGAAAAAGATATTGAAAATGTCAGGGACACTTATGATGATTTTATGAAAAATGTTTTTGATAAAAGACAACAGGGTCTTAAGGTTACCGCAAATTCGTTGTATGGTCAGACAGGTGCTAAGACGAGTAGTTTCTTCGAGATGGATATTGCGGCATCTACTACGGCGACTGGTCGCAAATTGTTAATATATGGAAAAAAAATAATTGAAGGTATTTACGGCGATAAAATATGTGAAACCAAATATGGTAAGATAAGGTGTAAATCAAAGGTTGTATATGGTGACACGGACAGTTGTTTTATGACATTTGGTCCAGAAGAGTTGGACGGAACAAAAATAAAAGGCAAGAAAGCTTTAGATATTACTATACAACTAGCTATAGAATGTGGTGAATTAGCAACAAAATATTTAAAGGCACCACATGATTTGGAATATGAAAAAACATTTGACCCATTCCTACTTTTGTCTAAGAAAAGATATGTTGGGATGTTGTACGAACACGATATTAATAAATGTAAAAGAAAGTCAATGGGTATCGTCCTTAAACGAAGAGACAACGCCCCAGTAGTGAAAGATATATATGGCGGTATTATTGATATTATAATGAAGGAGCAAAATATAGAAAAGGCTGTTACGTTTACAAAGAGCTTTTTAATGGATATTATTAATGAGAAAATACCATTGGAAAAGTTAATCATTACAAAATCATTGAGGGAATTTTATAAAAACCCAGAAAGTATAGCACATAAAGTATTAGCGGATAGAATGGGAAAAAGAGATCCGGGTAATAAACCTTCCACTGGTAGTAGAATACCATATATTTATATTAAAACAAAGAAGAATGTAAAATTACAGGGAGATAAAATAGAACATCCCGATTATATTAGAAAGAATAATTTGAAACCTGATTATAAAATTTATATAACAAATCAAATTATGAAACCTGTTACACAAATATACTCGTTAGTCTTAGAACAATTGAAAGATTTTAAAAGTGAATTGAAGAGATTTAAAAGAAAAGAAAATTCATTAAAACGTAAATGGAAAGACAACGATAAAAAGTGTTCGGATTATATTATGAAAGAAAGAAATAAAAATGTAAAAAGATTAATATTCGATAATACTTTAAGAATTTACGACAATGAACAAAATGGACAAAGAACAATAGCTGGGATGTTTGGATTATAAATTTTAATAATTAAATAAAATTTATAATATATAATGACAAATAGAAAAGAGATGGCAATAAAAATTCAACGTTTATATAGAGGATATAAAGTTAGATGGCGCATATCCATGTATGGTTAATATTTAATCATATTCAATGTTTTCTTCTAATAAATTATCTTCATCTTCAGTTTTTTCTTCTAACAAATTATCTCCATCTTCAGTTTTTTCTTCCAATGAGTTACTTTCATTATTATTTGACACGCTATCCATGTTATTTAATATTTCTTCTACTATATTTTCAACCAGTTCTTCTTCTAAATTTTCAGCCATGGAAGAATTTTGTGGATTAAAATTGTAAGACATGTTATTGGTAGATTGATTATTGGGTATGTTAAATGTTAACTCTGCGGCAGCACCAATAATGTTTGAAGATAAATCAATACCCCCAAGAACATTCATTATATTATTTGCGATTTCGTTGGAAAAAGAATGAATATTTTGACTTAAATCAAACATAGAAAAAGATGGGTGTAACATATTAGCTAAATTTGAATTAAAATCATAAGAAGAGTTATTATTATTGGCGGATACATTATCAGTCACATTATTGGTGGATACATTATCAGTCACATTATTGGTGGATATATTATCAGTCACATTATTGGTGGATATATTATTGGATAAATCAGTATTTGTACTGTATAAATCATATCTACAAATCGGACACCTTGTGTCATATCTAAACCACTCTAGTAGTGATTCGTTATTAAATAAATGACCACAATAATTGACACGTGTAACATTATTATCCGGTAAAAATCTTTCACGTGTTATAGGACAAATATTATTTCTAGGTAACCCATTTTGATTTTGAATATTCTCCCAAGTGTCAGTGGTTGTGTTAGTATTAAATAAGTTGTTTGGTAAAGAATTTCTGGGAATAGTATCGTATAAAGATTCATTTAATAAATCGGAAATGTTACTTGGTCCAGACATTTCCCAGTAAAATGGGACAAATCTACTACGGTTCCTTCGTGCACCTCTTCGGCTTCTCCATGGTGGTGTATTGTTTCTGAAACTACGAGAGGTGCCGCGCGAAGTGCCACCCAATATATTATTGGATAAATCTCTCCAACTATTGTTACTAGGATCAAAATTTCGTCCAAACCAAACAACAGGTCTTTCACGAGTATTATCATTTTGTGTAAAGTTATATTGGTCCCTTCGTCTATTTCTATTTTCTTGCCATGAGTTTCGCGATATTGGTGATTGTGATATATGTGGTTGTGATATTGGTGGTTGTAATATATGTGGTGGAGGTATAGGCGGGGGCGGTATAGGTGGAGGAGGAAACCATGGTCGCGATGTTAAATTATTTTGATTTAAAGGTCTTAAGACAGGCGGTGGTGGTGGCGGGATATATACACGATTATAACGAAATGGGTCGGGTTGTGAATAAGTAGGGTTATTTAAAGAAGTTGTATTATTTTGGGTAAGATTAGAACCATAACTCCAAGCTGTCCCACCTATTTGAGAAGCTGGTATTGATGTGTTCGCATTAGTGTTGTTCGCATTAGTGTTGTTCGCATTAGTGTTGTTCGCATTAGTGTTGTTGTCATCAGACCTATTTCCAACATTATAATAATTATTATGTTGCTGTGTTAATAATATTAAATTACTATTTACACTATTAATAAGACTATAGTGTAAATTATATAATCGATTTAGACCATTTATCTGAGATTGAAATATTTCAAGCGATCTTGAAAAAAAACAATCAGTGTTGTTGTTCATATATACAAACCACTTTGGTTATATTTAAATTATTTAAAGTTAAAATAATAAAATATAATTAAATTAGTTTAAAACGATTATTATATATTATATATTATGATGTCCATACAAGAAAGTATAAATGATTATTCTGGAAAAGGACTAACAGGGTTAGCTAATCTTGGAAACACTTGTTTTATAAACTCAACGATTCAGTGTTTATCACACACTTACGAATTAAATAATTTTTTAAATAAACAAACATACAAAAAACGTTTGAATAAGATTCCCGAAAGTTTACTTCTAATAGAATGGGATAAATTGAGACAGCTTATATGGAGTGAAAATTGTATAATTAAACCTTCTGGATTTTTATCAGCTGTTCATAAGGTGGCGAATGTAAAAGATAGAGATATTTTTACGGGATGGGCTCAAAATGACTTGACTGAATTTATGAACTTTTTATTTACATCTTTTCATGAATCCATTAAGCGTGAAGTGGAAATGAATATAAAGGGAAATATTGAAAATTCAACAGATAAATTAGCAAAATCTTGTTATACTATGATGAAAAATATGTATAGTAGAGAATATTCAGAATTGTTAAAAATGTTTTATGGGATACATGTATCCAAAGTAAAATCTTTAGAAAGTGATTATCTTAATACAATCCCAGAACCGTTTTTTACTTTACAAATTCCCATACCAAATAAAGAAACAATAACACTTACAGACTGTATAGATTTATATACGGTGGAGGAAAAATTATCTAACGACGAAAAGATTTTAAATGAAAAAACAGACAAACGGGAAGAGGCTACGAAACAAATATTATTTTGGAATTTACCAAATGTACTTATTATTATATTAAAGCGATTTTCAAACGATAATGTGAAAAATACCGACTTAATAGATTTCCCTGTAGAAAATTTTAATTTATCAAAATATGTAGTTGGGTATAATAAACAATCATATATTTATGATTTATATGGTATATGTAATCATGTAGGCGGTGTAAACGGTGGACACTATTATTCATATGTTAAAAATGCTAATGAGAAATGGTATAATTTTAATGATACTACCGTAAGTGAAATAAAAAATATCAACCATTTAAAAACGGATAAAGCTTATTGCTTTTTTTATCGTAAAAAAATATTACAATAATTTATAGATGAGTTTAGAAGTTTCTCCATCAACGGGATTTGAATATTTATTTAAAAATGTAAACGAAAATTTAGAGAAAAAGGCCAAAAATCCAATAATTTTTGCTGTTTTAGTGGCAGTCATTATTATATATGCTTTAGTCTTCAATTATTTAGGTGTTACTCATGATGTACCAGAAGCAATTAAATCTGGTCCTGGTATGAGAATGTTTGAATTATTATTATGGGCAGTATTTTTGTTTTTAATTTTTGTGAACGCGTTACAATACTTTTTTGAGATTGATTTTAAAGCGTCAATCACAAATTTATTTGGAGATAATCCTGAAATAAATATTGGTGTTTCTCCAAGCAAGGGGTTCGAAGATAATTATAAGAAGAAAGAAGTATTTCATATAGGCGATAATATATATACTTATGATGAGGCAAAGGTAATTTGCGAAGCACATGACGGAGAATTAGCCTCATACGAACAAATAGAGACCGCGTATGGTAAGGGTGCTGAATGGTGTAGTTACGGTTGGTCGAAAGATCAAATGGCCTTATATCCAACGCAAAAAAAAACATATAATAGATTAAAAAATAATCCAAGTACCAAAAATAATTGTGGAAGACCGGGTATAAACGGTGGGTATATAGATAATACGAATGCTAGATTTGGTGTAAATTGTTTTGCTTCAAAAAATAAACCGAGTGATGTTGAAAGACGTGAAATGGGTTCGTCGACCTTACCAAGCATACCAAACACAAAAGAAAACAAAAAATTAGATTTTTACAAAAGAAATATACATAAAATAGTGAAGAAACCCTTTAATTCGGATAAATGGAGTAAATTTTAGAGATTGGATTGAATTTTTATAAGGGAGGTTTTATTATCGCCTTTTTTTGTTATAGTGATATCGCCAATCTCTAAATTCTCGAAGAACTCCTTCATTTTTTTTAACAAATCTCTTTTTGAAAAAGAAATCATGCTTTTATAAGATACTTTGCTTGCCATAGAACAGGTAGGTTTTGGTATACTATTTAAAAAATACCATTGTTCAATCACTTCTTCTAATTTACAACATTCAATCATTTGTAATAGAAATTATTAAATATTGTTTAATAATTTTTATAATTAAAATATTTAGAATTAAAAATTAAAAATACTGTTTTTACGTGTTTTTTTCTTATTTTTTTTTGATTTTTGTCGTTTTCTGCGTGTTTTAGGGATTTTTCTGGTGTGTTTTTGTAGTTCAAATAAATTGTCAAATAAAGTTTCACCAACACACTTATAATCACGTGGTTGTGATTTTTCTTCAGTATCGTCATCTTTAAAAAAGTTTTCTAAGTTTTTTCTTTCATTTTGAATAAGATAAAGTGGCAAGGGGATACCTAGATTAGTTCTGAAAAGTTTATTTGTGTTTTTATTATTAGTATTTGATATTTCCCTATTTTTACCATAATTTAAACAGTTCGTATCATTTGCTAAAGAACTATTTATTTCAACCCCTAAACTATAAATTTTATTATTTTTTTTATAACAAACATAATCTGTTAAATCCATGTATATATTAAATAATGATGTTATTTTAAATAATTATTCTTCTAAAATATTGATAATTTTATCGGCATTTTCATAAATAACATTGATATCATAAGATTTTACAATGTTTGAATATATAATATCGTAACATCTTTCCCAATTACTATTGTATAAATCCTTTTTAAATAACCCCGAATAACCGTATAAGTCAATATACTTTTGATTTAAACTCTCTACTATATGCCGCATATTTATCAAAAATCGTAATTTAAATTCATTTTCGAGAATATCATGTATGTCTGGATGAGATATAATATAGTCTATATTGTAATTATCTTTTAAATATTTAACAGGATTGTGTTCTATGTTGTATTCGTTCATCTTACTCTGAATCGTTATATATAAAAGATGTAATATCATCTTTAAATTGTTTTGAATCTTTTATTCTGTAGTTTTTACTCGTTAGTAAAAGTGTTATTTCGGTTACATATTCAGTGATAACGTCTTTATGTTTTAAATCTTCATCGGGTGAATTTTCGGAATATTTAAGATTTTTTTCCAACCATTCATTTTTTTCCCGAATATGTTGTTTTTTATTTAGTTGGTCAAGTTTGTAGAATAAATTTGAATTCATTATTTATTAAAATTATAATAAATAATATAATAATATTGATTTAAGTTGATTATCTAAATGTTCTTTTAATATCGTAATATGTATTTACCTCTCGTCGGTCCTTTATATATTTAATAATTTCGTCTACGGATTCTTCACTGTTTAAACAGTTTGTAAGGCATTCTTTTAAAAATTTAAAAGTTAGCGGTGATGTTTGTTTAACTTGTTGGAGTTTAAGGTTGCCATCTCTTAACTGGATCGTGGCATGTTCAAGACTATTTGTTTCAGCATAAGTATAAATTTGGTCTTTTAAATCAGAACGTTCTGCTCGCAATTCTTTCATTTGATTTCGCAACGAAATAACTTCATTATCGCATTGAACCCAGCGCTTTATTTTTTCTTGATATTCGGTACTCATAATATAAATATATATATGGTCATACTTTTATATTATTTTACTATTAATTTTTTTTCCAACTGGTCTCCTTTTCTTTCCGACTGGTCTCCTTTTCTTTCCACGTGTTTTTCTTTTCCCTTTTTGATTTTTCTTTTTGTTTCCACGTGTTTTTCTTTTCCTTTTTTTCTTTTTTAAACCACCCACAGTTTTCAACATTAAATCATTCCATCGCTCGAGTGACATACTATTTACGCTACCTGTATCATCCAAGCTACCTGTACCACCCATAACAACATCATCATTGGAAACATTATCTAGAAAATTATCGGTAACTTCTTTTGTAATAATTTTTAATATATTTTTTACATCTTGTATGAATGTCTTAAACGAAGATTCTCGTCGTTGTCTACCTCTTCGAAGGTTAGTGAGATACGAATCTAATGGATATTGTCCCGCGTATAAAAAAACATTAAAAACTTGATGTAAAAAAAGAATAATATTAACAACTATTTCTGAATTATAATTTATAATAAAATACTTTAAGTTTGAAACACTACCTCTGTTATTAGAATTATTGATAAGTTTGTCATGTGGTGGAAATTCATACAGATTTTTGTGTAAAAATTTAACAAAATTATTAAGTAGTCCGGTTATTAAATGAAAATTTTCTGTATTTTTTTCTTCCAAAATCTTTAAAATTTTACCCTGTGTATTTAACCATATTTTGACTTGATATTCTTTTGTAATTTGGGGGGTTATAACTGGTAGATCTAAATTATCTATAGTATAAAATGTTTTAAGTTCTTGTGATATACTAGATAGTTTTGTGCGCATAAAATTTATAGGATAACCCATATGCTGACATATTTTATAGAATAATGTTAGCCAAGAATCATGGGTAGACGCACATAGTGTTAAACTTGGTTTTAACCGTTGTATAGCTAATATACTTAATGCCATACCAATATCACCGGCATGTTTTGTTAGTCCCGCAAATTGTAAAACCGCCAAAATCACACTTTCGTTATTAATGTCAGCACCCAATTTCCCCATCATACCAAATAGTTTTTTCACTAGAGTTGAACCAATTCCCAATACTTCCGATTTATTTGCGGATACTTTCCCTGCATTTTCAATAATATACCCTTCATTATATTTTAAATAAATGTCCATTGAAACTTTATTATAATCACTTCCCCCATGAACAAACATAGAATATTCAAATTCACCCAATTTAAAAGAAATGGCAAATCCGGAATTTTGCCATTGGTCTAATGTCAGTATTCCATCAACACTTTTAACATTGTTTGGGGCATAATGTTTTTCAGAACCAACTTGGTCAAAAATAGTTCCGTGAACTTTTAATTCTTCGTAGTTAGCATCCGTTTCAGCATTTGCTGAACCATTATCAACAACACAGTAAGCTACGCGTTCGACTATGGGGGCTACTGTATTCGCAGCTCTCTCCTTCATCAATCCTTTAAAATCATTCATCATTATACCCCTTCTTATTTTCCTAGCTTCATCTATAGCTATATATGACGGCAATTGTGAATGCCATTGTGAATATCCTTGTGTGGCGTTATAAAAAATACTACCAATTGTATCAGACCACAATACAATATCGTTAGGCAAAACTTTTAAAGGCCATTCTGTATAAGTACCCGTTTCTGGAAAATTATCTATATCTAACACACTATCATCTACTATGGATGTTTCGTTATTTTCATCAACATGAATACAAATGTTAAATACACCTGGGGTATTTATTATACCAACAATATTATTCATAACAACAATATTATTTTCACCTATATAATCCAAAGCCTCTAATAATTCGTTTATTAATTTTTCTATTCTATTTTTTTTTTTTCGACGTGTATCATCATTATTTTGAACTTCATATAAAGTATCACAAAAATGTTGAATGGTAAACATGTGATTAAACACGGGTAAGCCTTTTGATAATTCAGGTAATACATTATAATGATTTGTGAACATTGTTTTACCATTTGGATGAGTTGTTGGTATCGCGAGAGCGGGCGTTCCTTGTTGCGAAATACCGTCGCCAAATAAAAGTTTATTTATTGTTTTTTTCCCATCACTTGCTATATATTTTTTCCCGCCTCCTTTTAAAGTCTTTTCATTTACAGCATATGTACTTAATAAATATCTGTCAACCAACGCCTTTGCGGCGGGTCCGCTCATCTTGTTGGATGAGACAAGATATTTTTTCATAGATTTAAATATATTATCATGTATACCATCTCTAATGGACAAATGTTTCATATTATAATTTGAAAGCATATCACCAATTCCGTCCAATTTAATAATCGAATTTAGATTCCCCCAAAATGGAACTGCTGTATATTTGGCCTCATAAATCATCCTGTCATTTGTTGGGTTTTCCCATGCGCCAGCTGTAATATATTGAAAAAAATCGTAACGCGTGACAGTGGATTGTTGACCCATCTGATTTGTATATGCTGCCATATTATATATAGTATAACTAAATATAATATAAATTTTATCTTCTACGTCTTCTGCGTTTTTTACGTTTGCGACGCCTTTTAGTTTTGGACCTTTTAGTTTTGGACCTTTTAGTTTTGGACCTTTTAGTTTTGGACCTTTTAGTTTTCCTTAAACGCTTTCTTTTCGTTTTTCTTCTTCGTTTTTTGGAGAAAACATTTTTAGTTTTGACTTTATTCTGTGCTCCGAGTAAGAGAAGCGGGACGAGTGCTTCTTTTACAATTGCTGCTAAGCTACCACCTTTTTGACTTTTAGGCATTATATACTAAGTATATATATTTTTTTTATTTACAAGATTAAACAATAACTTACTTCTTACTAGTATTAAAAAAATGCCTAAAATTAATAAAAAACTAATCACCACAAAAATTAGCGACAAATAAATATAGGGATATATTTCTTTTAACAGCATATCAATTACTGGACGCATTACTTCCTTGATTTCATTTTTGATGTCATCTCTATTTATTAAATTAATAAGCTCTTGAATTATTTTTTCTTTAAAAGTCATTGGATAATTTAATAAAATAAAATTTTTTTATTTTAGATACGCATAATTCGTCAATATTTGAGTATATTTTTCTTTTTAAACATTAATGGAAGAAATATACCAATACACCGATAAATTAGAACACGATAATATATTGTTATACACACCAAAAGCTGTACAGGGCGGTGGTTATTACGCAAAAATTAAAATCAATAATGATAATCTATATATCCAAACACCTAAAATTTTTACAAAGAATGGGATTAATATAACAGGGAAAAAAGTTTATAGCGATTTATTGTTTGAAAGAGAACATTTAGAATTTATTAATTTTATTGAAAAAATAGAAGACAGGATACGAAAAATTATTTTACAAAAGGGAGAATTATGGTTTACAGAGAAACCAAGCTTAGAAGATATTAAGGAAAGATGGAATTCATCTATTAGAACATACAAGACAAAAAAATTTTTAGTTAGAACTAAGATTGAGAGATTATTAAATAATTTAGCAATACAGATATGGGATGAAAATGAACAAATGTTATCATCGAAGGATATTAATGAAAAAACAAATATTATCGGTATTTTTGAAATAGCGGGGTTAAAATTTAGCAGTACAAGTTTCCAGTTAGATTTACAATTAAAACAAATAATGAAGTTTGATAATAAAAAATTATTTAGCAAATGTTTAATTAAAACAAATAAAAAAAAATCGACCGTAGTTGATAGTGATTTAGAGAAAACTGAAAATTTTAAAATTGAAATGGAAACGGATAATATTTCTCAAGATTTCACAAATATACATCAAAATCTAAATGAGAATGAAGATGACGAGAGTGAAGATGACGAGAGTGGTGATGATTATAGTGAAGATGACGCGAGTGATGATGATGAAAGTGACGATGATGAGAGCGATGATGATGAGAGCAATTATGGTGAGAGTGGGGATAAAAAACTTGAAAGTGGTAAATTATTTGAAAACAAAAAACATACACAAATTGAATCATTTGAAAATATTAATAATTTAAAAAATGACAAAAATGACAAAAATGACAAAAATGACAAAAACGAAAAAAATGAAAAGGGGGATTTTATACAAGAAGAAAATGATAAAATAACAACAAATCATTTAGAAGAAACTGAGAAAAAGCAACATAGTGGTATTTTGGAGGAGGTTAATTTAGAAATATTGGATACGGAGACAATGAAATTGAAAAAGCCTCTGGATGTATATTCAGAAATTTATAAAAAAGCTTTAGTGAAAGCTAGAGAGGCAAAGAAATTGGCAATAAAGGCTTATTTAGATGCGAATAAAATAAAAAAACAGTATTTATTGGATGATATTGAAAGTTCAGATGCTGAAGATTTAGAAAACTTTAGTGAATAATACTATATTGTAATAATTTTATAAAAAATTTATTTTACTAAAATTATTTTATTAATAGAATTTATAATGAAAAAGTCCATGAAACTTTTTAAGAACTTAAAATCGCATCAGTTGTTAATGATTGTTGCATTAGTAGTGGGTGGTTACTTCTTATATACATACTCTAAATCCAAATCTGGTAGTTTAGACGGATACGCTGAGATTAACGAAGCCGGTGGTGCTTCTTCAAATGAATACGTTCCATCATCGCCCCATGGTGAAAACGCATCGAATGCTTCTGTTAACGGAGTGAACACAAACATGCAGGGTCTCCCTCCTAGTTGTGTAAGACAGAATGTAACGAACCCACGTGAATTATTGCCAAGAGATGCCAACAGTGAGTTTTCGCAGTTGAATCCGCAGGGCGACGGTGATGTTCAGAATGTGTCGTTTATTAAGGCCGGTGTCCTTCAGGGTATTAACACTGTTGGGTCTACTCTCAAGAACCCCAACTTGCAGTTAAGAAGTGAGCCGCCTAATCCTAGAGTTGATGTCGGACCATGGAATAACAGTACCATCACACACGACAACAACAAAAGAGATTTCCAGATCGCTTCTAACAACTAAATATATATTTAAAACCATTGGTTAATTTAAACCATTGAGTAAATTAAATATATATATAATTATACAATGATTGTTTATCAAAAAAGATATATTACCACATATGTAATTATTTTCATAATAGTAGCAATCACTGTAATTTTATTTTTTAGGCCATATTTATTTAAATCAATAAAGCATTTTATCTTAAATTTAAATATTGAAGAAAATTTGGAAAATCGTAATTTACAAGTAAGAAGAGACCCACATATTTCAATGCAAAGCGTTGGACCATGGAATATTAGTACAACAATTAAAAAAGAGAATATATGATTTTAGGAATTATAATGTGTAAACCCGTATTTATATATTTAATATTTTTGATTGAAATTAAATATATATATATTTTTATATAATGTCTGTCTTTTCTCATGATGTATTTGGATACATATTAATTTTTTTTATTTGTCTTATTATACTTAAAATATATAGAGAATCTTCATTGTTTCAGTTAAAATGTATAATATCGAATGTTGATGGAAATTCATATTGTGTCCGTGAGAGAAATAAACTAACTCTTGTCGCGGATTTATTGGCAAAAACAACGCAGAATTTAAAAAAGGTTGTAAAGCATTTAGGTGAAAAATATCCTGAACGAGAAAATGTCAAACGTTTAGTTACAAAATTTAATCCTAGAAAGGTAGAAGAAATATTACCAACGAGTAAATACACAGCTTATTCCGAAAATAAGGGAGAAAAATTGGCATTTTGTGCTACTAAAACGAAAAAAGGCAATAGACTTATAGATGAGAATACACTTATGTTTGTGGCATTACATGAATTGGCTCACATAGCAACAAAGTCTGTTGGTCACACAACAGAGTTTTGGCAAAACTTTAAATTTTTAATAGGTGCTGCCAAAGAAATAAATATATATCAACCAGTTGATTATAAAAAAAAACCAGTTACATATTGTGATATGAAAATTACGGACAGTCCCTATTTTGATCTATAATTTTATGATTAAATATAAAATTTTATTAATGAA